AACAGAGTTGGCAGCCTGGGTAGCAATACTGCCAAGACCTAGTGTTGTACGGGCAGCAGCAGCATCGGCATCATCTATTAATGTCTTTGCATAGTTGGACAAACCAAGTGCTGTTAAAGCTGCTGAAGCTGTTGTAGCTCCTGTTCCACCATCTCCTATGGCAAGCGTTCCAGTGATTGAACTAGCATCTAGTTTGACGGCAAGCTCTGTAGACTCAATTACAAGACCACCATTAGCTTTTAGATCAACAGATAGAGTATTACCTGATTTATCAAGACCATCACCAGCTATTATCTGACCAGCACCAGAGAACTGTGCAAATGTTAGGTTATTCGTTCCAACAACAGCAGATCCAGTATCAGAGGTACAAACAAATCCGTTTTCTGCGTTAGTTGTTCCCTGCTCTACAAATACAAAAGCACCAGCAGCATTAGCTCCTGTAGCCATATCTGTAGCTCTTGATGGTGCTCCAGATGCGTTGACATTATAAATACCGTTCTGCGAAGAAGTAGTTTGATTTTTAATTAAGATTCGATCACCAGTTTGGAGCGTTACACCATCTATTGATTGACCATTAGCAAACGCAGTAGATAGTGTGCCATTCGCAGTAGTTGTAGCGACCACAGAATCTTTGACATCAAGACCTTGAGCAACTCCGTCTACATAGCCTTTATTAGCAGCATCAGCATCAGCAGTAGGATCTGCTAATCCTGTAATCTTTTGGGAGTTCAATGAAACCGCACCAGTTGGAGCAGCCATCTGATCTAATCTATTTGTTCTTACACCTGTATCAAAATCACTGATTTTTGTATGTGCAATAGTTGGTATATCAGCAGCAACTAAAGCTCTAAATGTAGGTGCAGCAGCACTTCCAGATGTAGGACCACTTAATATCGTATTTGCTGTTCTTGTTGTATCTTTGTCAAAAAATCCTCCTATACCACCAATTTTTATAACACTTGTAGCTGATCCTCCAGCACCACCCGTTCCTTTTCCTATAAATAGGGTTTCGTTACCTTCACTAAACGCTAGTTCTGCGTTAGCTAGTGAGGTGGGTGCTGACGATCCAGTAGATCTTTTAATTCTTA